ATATTACCGTGGGCAATCTGGATGATGAAAAACGCTACGCCGCTCGCGGGTATCGTCCAACAAATATGGCTAATGCCGATGAGTATGAGGCCGCCATGCTTGAGCAGTCACATCCAGATGGTTATGTTTTTGAAGCGTACCCAAAATGGAAGTATCATCCTGTATTTCCGGCGCGCATCATCAAAAGCGAACAAGATGATTTAGAGCTTGGCGAAGGATGGGTTGATTATCCGGTGGAAGCAACAGAAGCCGATTTGCTGAAATACCAGCCGGAAGAGATCAAGCCGGAAGTAAATGAGCAAAAGCCGGATGATGAAGCATCTAAACTGGCCGCCGAACGTGCCGCGTTTGAAGCTGAAAAAGCTGCATTCTTAGCGGAAAAAGAGAAAGCGCAAAAAATAGTACAACAATCAGAGCATAATTCACAAGTTCCACAAACCGGAGTTGATCGGCACGGACTAAAGCCTGGCAAACAGGACAAACGAAGCCGACAATAGCGTGGCATAAAATATCCCGTCGAGATGACGGCACGAGGTAAGTATGACAACCGCAAACGATTTGATCACAGACGTTTTGGTAAAAATGAAGCGTTACGCGCCGGGTCAGGCGATTAATGCGGTTGATTCTGCGTGGTGCCTGACCGCGCTTAACGATATGCTGGATTTATGGTCAAATGAATCTTTGGTGTGCTTTGCCAATCTTGAGCAATCGTTCGCTCTTGTGCCAGGGGTTAATCAGTATCCAATCGGGCCAACGGCGGGATATTTGAGTACGACTACGTTTATCGGCTCTACTGGATCAGGTGGCGCAGCCGGAACATATGCGCTTGGCCTTGCTGGTGGCGGCGGTACCGGAGCGGCCGGCACTTACACCATCGCAGCAAGCGGCAAACTCGCATCAATCAATATCACGTCCGGCGGGCAATCGTACACGTCGGCTCCTGTATTTTCGTTCCCGTCCGGTGGCATTGTTGGCGCAACAGCCACAGGGCTGATAATTGGTATCGCTGGCTCCCGTCCATTATCAATATTGACTGGGCCTGGCGCGGCGTATTTGATGGACTCAAACTCCAATCGGTATGGCATCAATGTATTTGAGCAGGATCAATGGAATCAGATCGGATTACTTACCGAGCAATCGCAACTCCCCAACATTCTATTTTACGACCCTCAATTTCCATTAGGAATAATTAACATATTCCCTATGCCGTCAGCGGCGTATACCGTTTATTTTGATTCACGGCTCCAATTGTCAGATATGACATTGTTTCAAGTGTTTTCACTACCTCCCGGTTATCAGGCCGCGATCAAAGACGGCTTGTTTCTGAGGTTATGGAATGACTACAAGCAGGGTGACCCTCCTGTTATTCGTGCTGAGATGGCAAGCAAGTCTTTGGCTGCGATTAAACGTACAAATATTAAACTCAGCCCTTCGACATATGATAATGCCGTAGTGAGCAAGGCACAAGCGAGCTATAATATTTACACTGACGGCGTTAACTCAAGATAATGGAAAGCCCGATATTTGCAGCGTTTTTTGAGGATAGATCAAAGTCTGGTTCAACGGATATTTGCGTAAACCTGTACCCCGAACACCAGGATGGCCCGAAAGGCCCAGAAATTAGCTCGTTACTATCCGTGCCCGGCAAAACATTGCTTGCCACTATCGGAACTGGGCCAATACGCGGGTTTTGCGTAGCCAATAACGGATTGATGTATGTGGTAAGCGGTAATACGCTATGGTCTGTAACTGCAAGTTATGTTACTACCTCACTAGGTACAATCGGAAGCAATAACGGCCCCGTATCAATCGTCAACAGTCCTACTCAGATATTGGTTGTTGACGGTACAGGTGGGTGGGTGTGGGATTATTCGGGGGCGGTAACGCAGAATGTTACAACGGCGGTGGCGTCTCCCGGTGTGGTTGGTGTAACAGCTAACCCGTTCGCGGCTGGCAGTCGTGTATCATTTACAACAGCGGGTGCATTGCCGACAGGCTTAACAGCTGGTGTTTTTTACTATGTACTGACTACCGGATGGACATCTATCTCTTTTTCAGTAGCATTAGCTCCAAACGGCCCAGCGATTAATTTCACCGGGTCAACATCTGGACAGTCTGTATGCCACGCTTCCGGCCAGTCTTTCTCGCAAGTGATACCCAATTCATCAACTAGCTTAACTAATCCATCGGTAGCGGTTTATCAAGATGGGTTCGCAATCGTCAACCAAGTAGGCTCGAACCTTGTTTACCAGTCGAACTATAACGACCTTGCCACTTACGCTTCAGGTGTTGGCCCGACCGCGAACAATGCTTACATTCAGCAAAACTCAAAACCTGTTATTACCATATTCGACTTAAAAGAAGAGGTATGGATATTTAAGGACAAAACGACTGAGGTATGGATTAACCAAGGATCAGCGGGCTTCGCTTTTACCCAACTTGTTGGCGTGTCTATTCCTTATGGATGCGCGGCCACAGCTTCAGTGTGTCAACTCGGTAATAGTATCGCATGGCTGGGCGGTAGCGATACGGGTTACGGTGTGGTTTATTTATCACAAGGTTACGATGCAAAACCTATTACCACGTTGGCGCTGACTGCATTGTTCCAAACATTCCCCATTATCTCGGACGCAATCGGGTGGGGTTATCAGTCAGATGGACACTTCTTTTATGTGCTTACATTCCCATCTCAGGGCGTTTCATATTGCTACGACCTCGCTACCGGGAAATGGCATCAGCGGGCAGGATTTACGAATGGTCAGTTAACGCGAGACTGGGCGAATTGCTTTGCCTCGTTCAACGGGGTGAATATTGTTGGGGATTATCAGTCTGCCAACATTTACTCACTGACTGACGCGGCATTAACCGATAACGGCGTACCAAGAAAATGGGTACGGGCATGGCGGGCTTTACCTTCAACCGTTAACATGGTTCCTGAAATGTCGTTTGACTCGCTTCAAATATTGATGGAAACAGGGATAACGGTTGCGCCCGGGACTAATCCGCAAATGATGTTGCGATGGTCGAATGACGGGGGTTATACGTGGACAAACTATTATCAATTGTCGATGGGGCAATTAGGCTTGACGACTTGGCGCGTGATTAGGAATAGACTGGGTTCAACTTCAATCGGGGGTGGCATGGATAGAATATTCGAGATCAGCGGAACGGACGCGATACAGATTAAGATCACAGGGGCGGAAGTTGAGGGAGGTGCGCAGTGAACGACCTAACGGTTATTGATATTCCAAGCAGAGAAAAGATTGAATCATTGCAACGTGCAATGAGTACCATGCCTCAAGCCACGGGTGAGGATATGGTAACATCCCATTACTTTGCTGATGGTATGTACTGCCGGAGATTATGGAGGCGTGCTGGCGTTTTGATTGTTGGCAAAGTTCACTTAAAAGAACATTTTTACATCGTGGCAAGCGGGTGTGTGCGCGTTACCACAGACACAGGCGTGAGAGACGTTAAAGGTACGGAGGTTATCGTATCTCAGCCGGGAACTAAGCGGGCGGTACTTGCTTTGGAGGATTCTGTGTGTGTTACCGTACACCGGACAGACAAGACGGAATTAGATGAAATCGAGGCGGAATTGATCGAGCCTGACGAATTTGCTATGTTCAATTCCAGAAATCAGTTAAGATCTATTGAAATGAAAGAGGTTTAACGCTTTAAATTCGCGTCGAGATGACGCCAAGGAGGTAAGTATGTCATGGGTAGGAGCAGCAGTAGCCATGGTCGGCAGTTCCATAATAGGGGGGATAGCATCAAGCAACGCCGCTGGACAAATGGCTAGCGCAAACCAAGATGCCGCATCACTTCAGGCGCAATCAGCCGCAGCCACCCTTGCGCAGCAGCAAAGCATGTTCAACACCACTCAGGCGAACATGCAGCCCTTTATGCAGTCGGGTCAAGGGGCATTAAACCAGCTTGTCAGTGGTACGCAAAACGGCTCATTCAACCCGCAAAATTTACAGCTTCAAAGTTACGGTGCGGCACCTACATTGCAGGGCTACGGCGCGGCACCTACGCTTCAACAATACACCCCGTACACCGCGACATCCTACGCCAATTCACCCGAAGCACAGATAGCTGCAAACAATCAAGCCGCGATGATGGGCGCGGCACAGAACGGCGCGTCTTTGACCGGAGGCATGAACAGCAATAACCTGAATAGTTTGATGGCGTCAACTCAGGCCAATTCAATCAACGGTTACAGCACTGGCCTTGCTGACTACCAGAATCAGTTCAACGCAGGGAATACAGCTTTAACCAATCAATACAACCTGAACAATACTGCTACCGGGCTGAACAACGCCAATGCAACCAATCAATTCGGGTTGAACAATCAAACAATCGGACTGAACAATTCAAACGCGACGGCTGAGAATTCATCCTACAATCAAAACCTGCAACAACAATTCGCCAATCTTCAAACGATGGCCGGAAGCTCTCAGAATGCGGCGGCGGGTCTTGGTGCTATGTCAGCGAACGCCTCGAATGCGATGGCGAA